CATGGAAGCAATGCGAACAGGTAAGTTTGTATATGATTTATCTGGTGCGGCACGATAAAAAAGTGTTGACAAGGTATTGTTTTTAAATATAACTAACACGTACAAACATATATTGTCTGACTACCTACGATCAGTATAGACCCATCTAGTTTGAAGTCATGAAGTCAAACAAAGATGCAACTCTAAAAAAGCGTAGCCTCTGATAGCAAAGTGTTTAGTTCTTAACCTAGCCAAGAGGAGGATTTATCATGGCTTTTTCAAGTGCTACAGGCTATCAAAATTTACCCAACGGTAATTTTAGTCCTGTAATATATTCCAAACAGGTACAGCTTGCGTTCCGTAAGTCAACTGTTGTTGGTGACATCACCAATTCCGACTACTTTGGGGAGATTGCTAATCAGGGCGATACAGTCAGGATTATCAAAGAACCTGAAATCTCAGTCAAGTCTTACACTCGTGGCACACAAGTCACAGCGCAGGACCTTGACGATGAAGACTTTACACTTACTGTGGACAAGTCTAACTACTATGCTTTTAAAATGGATGACATTGAGGAAGCACACAGTCATGTAAACTTTATGCAACTCGCAACCGACAGAGCTGCATACAGACTAGCTGACCAGTATGACCAAGAAGTTCTTGGATACATGGCAGGTTATGCACAGTCAAGTTTACACTCCGTAGCTGACGCTGTTAATACGTCTGTTAGTGGTAGTGTTGCAGTTTCTACTGCAGGTACAGATGAACTTCTTACTTCAATGAAGTTAAGGAAGGATTCCTTTGCCAGTATTACCACATCATCAGCAGGGGATCACTCAATCCCTGTCCAAAACCTAGCTCCGGGTGCAACATCTGTTTCTACAGCTGCTGTTACTCCAATGGTTATTATTAACCGAATGGCTAGACTGTTGAATCAACAGCAAGTTGATACACAGGACAGATGGTTGGTTGTTGACCCAATCTTCATGGAGTTACTAGGTGATGAAAACTCCAAGTTGGTAAACGCTGACTTCAACGCAGCCGAACTAAAAAATGGACTTGCCTTAACTAGCATTGCAGGATTTAGACTATACGTGTCTAGCAACCTACCTGCTGTTGGAACAGGTGCAGGAACATCAGGAACTGCAAACCAAAACGCCAACTTTGGTGTTATTGTTGCAGGTCATGGTTCTGCTGTTGCGACTGCTGAACAACTCAGCAAAACTGAAACATACCGTGACCCTGACAGCTTTGCTGACATCGTGCGTGGTATGCACTTATATGGTAGAAAGATCCTCAGACCTGAGGCAATCGTGACTGCCAAATATAACGCAGCTTAAGGGGGGATTATACAATGGCTACAGTTTCTTCATTAGTTGTTAGTGCTAGAGGTGTTGGAAACC